ACCCCCGCCCCAGGTTCACGGGATCACTACGTGGACGACCTATGAYCATTGGATGAACATAACACGTGGACGATCAGGATCCGTGATTACATCTGACGGAAGATCGTTCACACCTTCCACGAAGCTTCGTGGTAGGGCCTATTAGTGCGTATGCTTTAACTTTACTTTAAGTAAAGTAAAGAATTGATGTGACGTTAACTATTATATGGTTAATTGAATACAGMTGTCTTTGCTTCGYCGCGAAGCAAAGGATTTATGTTTGTCTATAAAAGCTATGAATTGTGTAGATTAATTCGTCGTTGTTTAATATCGATTAAACCATATTCTCTCTCTGTTTCATCAACCTAAAGCTTTCATGGCTATTACGCATGTTAGTGATTCTCTATTGGTTGATGAAGCTTCTGAAGAAATAATAACGATCGAAAGAAAACTGAAGAGTGTTGAGTGTCACGATGATATTAATCAAGTGATAAACGTCAAAGTTGAAGATGTTGATCTTGATATGCGAGACAGGGTTGTATTGAAGCTGCAGTTCAGATTATGTTACACATACAAGAAGAAGCTGGACATAACGCTTCTGGGTTGTCGTTTGAAGGTTCATACAGAGTTGAAGAACACAAGTGCTGCTGTAGTGAAGAGTATTTTGCAGAAGAGGATGAACATGATATGTAATGGTAATTATGTAATAGGTATTAGATTATTTTTTATTAATATTAATCAGTTGATTAATACTTGTAAATGGATTATACGTATAGAAGATGTATATCCAATATGTACGCTGTATCATATGAATAATAATACAGATGTAATTTGTATTTAAGAAATAAATAATACTTGAATAAATACTGATTTTGATTTGTTTACTCTGCGAAGCAGCGTGTTATGTTGTTTATGTTTCCATTTATGCCCTTCATTAATGAAGGGGAATTGTCTAAAATGACCTTGTGATGTCATTTGATCCTATGATGAGCTGGGGCGGGGCTTAGTATT